TCTGGTATAGTGACTGTAAGATGTGATTTTGTTCCTGTTCCAGATGGTGTAAATAAATCAATAAATCTTGGAATTAATACAACTGGATTCTATGGAAGATACACTTGGAGTAAAATATATGACTATCAAAATAGAGCAAGAGAAAATCCAAAAGATTTTATTGTAAATACTAACAATGGATTAACTGGATTATCTACAGCAGCAGAAGTTTATAGAACTCGTGGTTTAATTTAGTAATAAATAGAAAAAAAGTATACGATTAAAATGTCTGCAATTATATCAGATCAATTTAGGATAATGAATGCTGAGACTTTCATAAAAAGTCTTATTGGTGTTGGGGATACGGCAAACACTTATTATACTTTTATCGGGCAACCAAATGCGTTAAATTCTCAGGCAAATGGTTCGGCATCTTGGGGTGATGGGTTGCCTCCATTGGATGGTTTTAAAGAAGAAAATGAAATAAAAGAAACCATCATTTCTATGAAAAAAGTCACTCAAAGTGATGTGAGAAGAATGGTTAGAAAAAATACTTGGCAAAGTGGGTCTACTTATGAAATGTATAGACATGATTATACAATCTATAACTTATCATCAGTTACAAATTCCTCATCTTTGTATGATGCAAATTATTATGTAATTAATGATGATTTGAGAGTTTATATTTGCTTGCAAAATGGTGCAGACCCAGAAAATCCAAGGGGGAAACCATCTGTAGATAAACCAGAATTTGTAGATTTGGAACCAAGACCTGCTGGAACAAGTGGAGATGGTTATATTTGGAAATACCTTTATACTATCAAACCATCAGAAATTGTAAAATTTGATTCTATTGAATTCATTCCTGTTCCTGAAGATTGGGGAACAGTTGGTGAAAGTATTTCGACAAAAAATAATGCAATTGATGGGAAAATTCAAATCATAACTATAAAAAATAGAGGTTCTGGATATTCTCCGATTTCAAAAACATTTACAAATATTCCAATTCTTGGTGATGGGTCTGGGGGAAAAGCAACGATTATAATTGATTCTTTTGGAAAAGTTTCAGATGCTTATGTGTCTGATGGTGGAACTGGTTATACTAAAGGAATTATTCAATTTGAACCAGGAGCACCAGGAATCCCAGATGAATTAACAAATACTGGAACAATTGCTAGTTTTGATGTGATTATTCCTCCAAAGGGAGGTCATGGATATGACATTTATAGAGAACTTGGTGCTTATAGAGTTTTAGTTTATTCTCGTTATAATACTGATGAGACAAATCCTGATACTATTATTGGAAATGATTTTGCTAGAATTGGAATCATCAAAAATCCAACAAAAGTGACTAGCACCACCGAACCATTAGATATTGCAGAAGTAAGTGGTCTGAAGGCATTGAAATTGACTGGTGCTGCTACGACATTAACAACTTATGCTGTCGATTCAACCATCACTCAAACAATTAGCACTGGAACTGTTGCAATTGGATTTGTTGCTTCGTGGGACAATGTAACAGGGGTCTTAAAGTATTATCAACCAGTTGGATTGGCAACAGTTGGTGTTGGATATAAAATTAATGATTTTAGTTCTACTGGTTCATCTTTAGTTGTAAATGGTGCTGCTTCTGGAACACCATTGAGTATTGATACTTCTTTTACTGGTATTAGTACTGTAATAAATAATAGGACATATCAACTGGGAAGCAACTTTGTTGCTGGTATTGCATCTGCAGAATATAATAAAAAGTCTGGTGAAATCATTTATATTGATAACAGACCACCGATACCAAGATCAGCAAGTCAAAAAGAAGATATTAAAATCGTTTTGGAGTTCTAAAGAAAAATGCCACAGAATACTAACCTAAACGTATCTCCATACTTTGATGACTTTGATGCACAAAAAGGTTATCAAAGAGTTTTATTCAAACCAGGAACTCCAATTCAAGCAAGAGAGTTAACAACTCTTCAATCGATTTTACAAAATCAAGTTGAAAAGTTTGGAAACCACTTCTTTAAAGAAGGTTCCATGGTCATTCCAGGTCAAATTGGATATGACTCGGAATATAGTTATGTGCAAATTGACGACACACATTTGGGAATTCCAGTATCAGCATATATTGATAACTTTGTAGGCAAAAGCATAAAAGGGGAAACAAGCGGTGTTACTGCAGTAGTAGAAAATTATATTACAAATACAGAATCAGAAAAAAATAATTATACATTATATGTAAAATATAAGAGTTCTAGTGATACAAATTTTACAAATAAAACTTTTGTTGATGGTGAAAATCTAATCTCATTAGAAGATGTGGATTACACACTATCTTCAATTAGAGCAACTACATCCTTTGCAACTTCTATTATTTCTGGTTCTGTTGGAAAAGGATCTGCTGCAAAAATTGAAGCAGGTGTATATTTTATTCGTGGATTTTTTATTACTGTTCCAAAGCAAGTAGCAATTTTAGATCAATACACAAATACCCCAACATATCGTGTTGGTCTTTTAATTAATGAAGAAATTGCAGTAGCATCAAATAATTATAATGATTTGTTTGATAATGCTCAAGGATTTTCAAATTATGCTGCACCTGGTGCAGACAGATTTAAAATATCTACAACTTTAATTAAAAAGGAAATTGATGATTTTAACGATCAAGATTTTGTAGAATTGATGCGAATTGAGAATGGTGGATTAACTAAATTTGTAGATAAAACTGATTATAATTTAATTAGAGACGAATTAGCAAGAAGAACTTATGATGAATCTGGTGATTATTATGTAAAACCTTTTGATATTCAAATAAAAGAATCACTAAATGATAGAATTGGAAATAATGGAATTTATTATTCAAGTCAAAAAACTAAACAAGGAAATACTCCATCAAAAGATCTTTCGTGTATTTCAATAAGTCCAGGAAAAGCATATGTTCGTGGATATGAGATTGAAACAATCAGTAATACTATTGTAGATATAGAAAAACCAAGAACAACAGAAAGAGCAGAGAATGTATCAATCCCATTTAATGTTGGGAGACAAATATTATTAAATAATGTTTATGGTTCTATTAGTGTTGGTATAACAACACAAGTAAGTCTTTATGATACCAGAACAGCAACACCAGGTTCTTCATCTGGAACAAAAATTGGAGTTGCTAGATTATATGACTTAAAGTTAAAAAATACAGCATACTCAAATGCTTCAACTCAATTCGAGAGTTCCCTTTATGATATTCAAACTTATACAACACTAACAATCAATACTGCGTTAACGCAAACTGCTCCAGCATATATTCAAGGAAAAAATAGTGGAGCTAAAGGTTATTTAGTTAGTAATGTATCATCATCTACTTCGTTAACATTATACCAAGTTTCTGGTTCATTTATAGCAAATGAGCAGATTAAAATTAATGGTTTGGATGTTTCTCGAACAATCACATCAGTAAAAGATTATTCTTTATCTGATGTTCATCAGTTATATTCTCCTGGGTTTACTGCTGATCCAATTTTATCAAAAACATTGTCTGTTGCAGAACCAGGAACTCAATTTACTATTACATCTGGTGGAACAGTAACAACTTCAAATCAAAACTTTTATGTTGGAATCAATGTAGGTGATATTGTATCATACACAAAGCAAGGAGAAAGTATACCTACTTACAATAAAGTTTCTGTTGTTAGTGGATCTTCAAAATCTTTAACTGTTGTAGCAAGTACTTCTGTTTCTGGTGTTTGTTCTGGTTCTCTTCCAGGTTCAAATATTACTGTAAATGACTTCAAAATAGTATCTTTGGATGTTTTGAATACAAAAAATGCTTTTTTATATGCACGTTTAAATAACTCAAAAGTTTCAAATTTAGATTTAACTGGTTCTGATATTACATTCAAAAAATCTTATAGTATTACTGCTGGTGAATTTAGTGATGGTGCTTGGAGTGCGACATTAGAAACAGACACATCATTGACATTTGAACCATTTGATGAAGAAGATTATAATTTAACTTTTGCTGATGGAACCGTAGCAATACTAGACAATCAAAAACTAGTTCCGAGTGGAAGAACTATATCTGTTCAAAATATTACTGCGAATTCAGGTGCAGCTATATTAACTGCAACTCTTAAAAAAATAAATACAAAAACTCGTAAAAAGATATACAATAGATGTTCTAGTTTAACAATCAACAAAACTTCTTCTGGTATTTCCACATCTATAAGTGGTTTAACGACTAGTACTGTTTATGGTTTGAGAGTTGAAGATGAAGAGATTTCATTAAATGTTCCAGACGTAGAATCAGTTATTGGTATTTTTGAATCATCTTCTTCCTCGTCTCCAACATTACCATCAATCACAATAATTGGATTAAATTCAAATATTTTAAATTCAATCAAAGGGGAAAGAATAGTTGGTAAAGATACTGGAGCAGTTGCAAGTTTAGTATCAAATGATGGAACAAATGAAGTAAAATTTGTTTATCTAAATGAAAATATTTTTTCTGTTGGAGAAACTATTACTTTTGAAGAATCTCAAATTTCTGGAACTGTTGACTCAATTCAAGTTGGTGATAAAAATATTAGAACTAACTTTATTTTAGATGAAGGTCAAAGATCGGAATATCTTGATTTCTCAAGACTTATTAGAAAACCACAAGTTTCTGCTCCAACAAAACAAATTACAATTATCTATAATAATTACACAATAGATTCATCAGATAGTGGTGATTTTGTTGGAGTAAATTCTTATGATAAAGATAGATATGGAGATGATATATCATCAGTTGACGGAATATCTTTAAGTGATGTTATTGATTTAAGACCAAGAGTTGCTTCATATTCTGGTACAAAATCACCATTTGAGTATGAATCAAGATTATTTACTGGAGAAAATTCATCTAGAAATATTTTTGCACAAAATAAAGCAATAAATTTATCTTATGACTATTACTTACCAAGAATTGATAGGTTATTTTTAAC